CATTTTTTAACTCCTGTAAGTTCTATTTTAGTCCATTTCGAAACCCTCACCTTCATCAGTATCGCCGGTATCAGGCTGATAGAACCCCTTCTCTTCCTGCTTCGCTAAGTCTTCCGTGTAGTGTTTTACCAAAGCAGCGCTCTTTTGAGCCGGTGCTTCCTCACGGACTTTACCCGTGTCTTCTGCACAGAATGCTAGCAGCATTCCAGATTGTTCTACCGCGCCGTGTGATTTGAACCGACGTTCCTTAATGTAGGGAGAATTATCCCGTGTGCACAGTGCCCATATGCTACTGCGCAGAGTCGCTTCCAGGTTTTTATTTTTCGCTAACCATCTGTAGCGATACTTTACTCTGTGAAGCTCCTCACATTCTTCTGGCAACGCAAGAATATCACGCATCTTCAGGTCATTCAGCGAGCGTAATTCTGATACTGTCTTTGGCTGCTCTTTTACTAAGTCAGACACATAAGTATCTTGCTGCGATAAAACCTGAGCTGGCTGAGGGCTTGCCGAAGGCACCTCTTTAACTTCTTGGACAACTTCAGAAACCTTTTCAGGTTCCGAGATCTTTTTAGTATTAGCTTTGTTCATAATTTCTTTTTAGTATTAGCTCTGTTCATAATTGCACGCCTCCTTTACCTGCTGACTCCAACTTCTTTTTGTTGGTCGCATACACTTTAGGGTCAATTCCTTGAAGTTTACAAAATTCCATCTCGTCCTTCGAAATGATAATCTTGTTTCCTTCCCTTAAATTGTGCCCCGTGGTAGAGGTCAACTGAACTCTGCTATGTCGGGCTGACTCATCTGCGCGGGCATTTAACTCCGCTTTGATGATGTCCTCTCGCTTATACCCCATGTTCTTTTCCATGTAATCTTCCATCTCATACATGGCGCTAAGAGGTCCCTTCTTTTGATTCGTGTAATCTGGATTAGCTGTAACTATGTTTCGGTACACTTTAGCTTTTTCGCTATTCGGATCATTTAACTCTGGGTGACGTTTGAGTACAGACGTCTTGGATTCCTCCATGACTCTGTTGAACTCTGTCGTACTTGCTGACTGATGTATCTGGTCTTCAGCCTGCATCTTCGACCGCATGTCAACAGCTTTCTTCCAATCTGTCTTCGCAAGTGAGTCCCATTGTGCTTCGGTCCACTTCCTCGGATCATTCGGATCAGCTGCAATCGGTGCTACGACTGGAGCTGCTGCCTGAGCTGGTGTCTTAAGATCGTCCACAGACTGCTTTAATGATTCTACTGTCTGCTTCAACTCTTTGTTCTCAACCCGCATGGCTGCGAACGCTTTATTGCCTGGCTTACTATCTTCTTCGTCCTCATCTTCGTCTTCATCCAGGTCAATCTCTATATCGTCCTCGTCGTCATCTACATCATCATCGTCTCCGATAATAACATCATCTTCGTCATCGTCAGTAGGACCGGCGAACCCGTCCTCGTTTGATAACATACGTACACATCTGTCAAAGAACCATTTCATTTTTACCTCCACCTTTGTTTAGTACTTGAAGACCGTGGGCGAGCCTTCAGTTAGTTTGTCCACCTGCTTACACTGTCCATCGTACACTTTAAAAATTTCTTCAATGCCACTTATCTCTGCTTCCAATCGGAACACTGTATTTCTATCCGACTTTAGGAGTGCCGAGCGTTGTTCCTTGCGTTTTGTTTTGCATAGCTGAATCAGCTGGGTTTGCAGACCCCTGAACACCTGATTGCCCTGAAGCTGGACTAGCTGCTCCACCCTCTTCTGCTGGTCTTCCGCCAAGTCCCCCCTCTTCTTCTCCACCGACTCCTCCTTTACTCTGCCCCGCTTGGAACTGCATAATCATAGTCATCAACTGCTGATGTTCCTCCATATGAGCTCTAAGAATTTCTATCATATTCTTATCCCATAAAAGAATATCAGGACTGTTCAATAACTGGTTATGCACCATTAAATGTTCTAGATGATTTTCTTGCGGCTCAGCATGAATGACCATACCTTCTCTTATCATAGTATGTTCGTCTAACGGATCGTCCGTCGGTTTCTCCGTTGGCGCTTTCCCCAACCATTCTGCCGGGTCTTCACCAAACGCTTTGAATATATTTGCTGTAGCCTTCCATAGTTTAGCCGGGTTCCCGACGACAAACGGGTTACCGCCAACGACAAACTTGTCGTACAACATAACCGCAAGCTCTCGCTCAGTTGAAGCATCACCAAAGGATGCGTTAGGCAACAAATAACCATCCATTTCTTGAAGGAAGGCGTCTCGTACCTGTTCAGACGTTTCAAAGATTGGCTCATTGTTTTCTCCTAAGATTCTCTTCTCTAATCCTGCAGGCATATTAAGGAAGCATAAATCAAAAATGTCCGTCAAGACTAACCCAAGTCCTCTTCGCATATTAGTGGTGGGTAAATTAAATCGCTGTTCTGCAGAACTAACGATAGCAGCCGTCTTTGTAGCGGTCCCAGAACCTCCTGAGAAGTTTCCCTCTTTTCCCATAACAAATGATGATGCCGCAGTAAGCCGTTCGACAAACTCAAGTACGAGACGTATAGCATTCAACAGCCTTTCTGTTTGTACTGTCATGTCCGGGAAAAATACATTCTGCGATGGATTTGTGACTGGATACATAGCCCTTGGTTTAGCGATGTGCTCGTCGGGAGAGTAATCAGAATTAGGATCATAAAATCCCCACTTAAGGATTGACAACGTATTAGCATCCTGTATCTGTCTGAATACCGCATCTATTTCCTCCGCGAGTGGCTTGACCTGCTCAAGTACGCCAATTCCAAGAAGCTTATGAATACGATTAATAAAATTAATTTGACGAATGGGTCGCTCACCTTTTCTGTTTACCTTTGCTATCTTAAATGCTCTTAAAAATAATTCTTCCTTTAATGCCACCATGCAACAAATCTCTTCCGCGAACCCGTCTCCATCCGCGTCATAATTTCCGTACCATATCAATGTCTCTACAATATGCGCTCTTCGTTTTGCATCTACATCCGCAATCTTTTCTGCCTGTTCTAGAACATCTCCCAGCTTCGAGCGTAACGTCTTGTCAACAGAATTCTTAAGTTTGTCTGTTACGTTTTCCATCAGACCTTGTTCGGATAATGCTACCAGTTCGTGATAATAAAAGTCTTCCTGCTTAATGATCGGCTCTTTCTGAATGTCTACGCAACCTGGCTGCGTCAAGAGTTTTGTAATCTGTATGATGCGTACCGCTGGCTTCTCCTGTATCTTTAACAGCTTCTGCTCGACGAGCATAGGAGCTCCTGTTGATTCGTCGACGAGAGGTTGCCCTAACTCGTCTACAACCGGAGTTTGTTCAACCTGGTCTAAATCTTTTTTCTTGACATCCCAATGACTCTCGACGAAGGTAGTTCCCATCATAATGCAGGAACGTACTATCTTAACGACGTCTTCTTCTATCTTCATCCATACGTCAAACACCCACGGCATAAGTTTGTTGACCGACTCCACGCGTGTCTTGTCTGTTGTCTCGACGGGACGCCACCGCACTAAATCAGTATTCCATACGGCAGGCATAAGACGTGCCACCAACATCTCGACGATAGCTTGCGCAATCTTAAGAGACCTACCACACATCCATCTCTCTGGACGAAGTGAATCTTCTCCTTCATAGAGAGCAATCAAACTTGCAAACTTAGTATCGAAATCAACCCCGTCTCCGAAGTCGTTCGTTCCCCAGTTTGTTTTCTGACGTGCTTCTAAAGCGTTAGTGTAGTCTTCCTTAATAATAGCGACGAGACGTGCCTGTCCGTCTTCGCCCATCTTAAGAAGGTTCGGATTAAAAAAGTTTGCTTCATCCGTTGCTCCTACATCTGTCTCTAGGTCATCTGGATTGTCCGGACGTATCTCGTTTTTAATCTCTCGATTAGCCATTATTTTTTCTTTCCGCCTTTACCGCGCATTCCTTTTCTGACTTTAATTACGCTCATTGTTTTCTCCTTAATAGTATGCCATGTCGTGATACTGGCTAGCTCTCGACGCTGGTACACGTTTCCTAAATGTTATTGATCCCACATGTCTCCGTGCCCCGTATACTGCAATCGCTAAACTGTCCGCCTCGTCGGGGCTCTCCACCCCACGCTTCCTCATATCGTCCTTGCTCTCAATCTCCATCTTACCGCTGCGTGCATTGACCTTATATTTTATAGCTGATAACTGTGCAATCAAATCTTCATTAGGTGGTATCTCTATCTCACCTGAGCGGAACATCTCTCTAAGGTACCAATATATCTCGTCCCTGATACTACGAAAGTGCATTGGGTCTGCGGGCTTTTGTGAGAAGTTGATAGGAACGACTGGGTACTTCAAATCCCTAAGCCTGTCCGTTACGCCTCCACCAACTCCAGTATCGTCAACCGTAACTTGCTGAAGTTTAGCGCCAGCACTTATGCCCGCCTGGATAACTAAGTTCACTGCCTCCGTCGTGGATTTCTTCTGTATCTTGTTTATCTCACGTACCCGTGGTGGCACGTAATCCGTCAACACAGTTTTGTTTGTCCCGTATCGTGCTACGTCTAACCCTAGAAACACGTGAGTGTTTAAGCGCTTCAGGTCACGGTTCTTGTGCCACCGTGTTACGCTTTTCTCACACCAGTTAAGCGGTATGAGCGTGTCTTCGCCTTCCAGTGGAAACTCACCTAGAACACGAGACTGAAAGATTGGACTGGTTGCGCCCCATGCCTCTTTACGCTCGTCTATCCATTTCTGGGTCGTCAGCGTCGGGAAACCTTCAGGGTCACGTATCGCGGGTGAATCGTAACAGCTTATGTGAAACGTTGTCCACAACTTGTTTTTGAAACAATCAAAGAACGGTCCCGACGATGCTGTCGGGTTGCCAATAAGTAACGCTCTACTGTGAGCTTGAGTAAGAATCCCCTGAGCGGCTTCGTAAATCTTAGGGTCGACCCCTGGAGCTTCATCCATAACAAGCAGTAAATCTTTAGCGTGATGTCCAACAAACCTATCCGGATCGTCAGTAGATAACCCAAGCGCAAACCATTTCTCCTCCATATTAAGGGAAGTCTTGAGCAACCTCCCTCCGAGTGGGACTCGTGCATTCTTATATAAATTCCATATCTCAGCCCACAGTATGCTCTCTACCTGCCGGTTCGTCGGCGCTGTGGTAATCACCCTGCTTTGGTAATGACAACAGAGGAACCACAACGTAGTACATGCTGATATGAACGTCTTGCCTACCCCGTGACCTGATGCCACTGCGGTGTTGGGATTGTCCTTAACACTCTCAATGATCTCTGCCTGCTTCTCCCAGAGCTTGACGCCTAGAAGTTCCTCACAAAAGTATACCGGGTTGTCCCGGCAATAGTCTATGAGTGTCTTAGCGTCGTCTGGAGAAAGTTCATCCATTATTTCTTTCCGAACAACTTCTCTACAGGTCCTCCTGTAGTATACCCTTTGTTATCCCTACGCTTCGTAATCTTTTTGTCCTTCATGGGCTTAACCTTTTTGAACTTTACTTTCTCAAGCTTCTTAAGCTTACTCAGTTTTGGCATTACAGCTCCCTCTTGATTATCTGCGCCTTCTTAACACCCTTGACCATATCGGCGAAGTTATAATAGTTGTTTGTCTCTTCGACGATCTTCGGGTTCCACCCGTCAAAACGTCTATATAATAAATCAGCGGCTTTGCAATCACCTTGCTCAGCCGCTCTAAATAGCGCTTGGTCTATCTTCGCCATGCGTTTTGAATACGTGTCACGTCTCGCGTGTAAAATGTCTTTTGCTAACTTTGCATCACCCGCCTTCATTTCGTGTACGTCACCTAGGGCTACATTATTGGACGTACAAAAGTAAGCGTCTGACCTATCGTCATTGTCCGGGTTAATCCTGAAGTGTATATACTTGTCCCGGACTGTCATAGACTGACCCATAGTTTGAGTATATATCATAAACTATGGTGGTGTCAAGGGGTTACGCGTTATTTTTAACCGAACGCGAAGTGAAACCATAAACAGACCATTCCAGCTGTCATAAGCGCCCCTAGGACATGTCTAACCCATATGGGCTTCGCCCAGACGTGTTGGCTGAGTGTCCGCCCTGTGTTTCTCTTTAACAGCCACTCTGTAAGCCCAAAGAAGACGAGCCATACTGTGAGAAATGCCCCTTGCCATACTAGCCCTACGCTGAAACAGAAAATTGGTGCTGCAAGTTGTAAAATTAAAAGCCAAAGTTCATTCATTTTCATAAAGTTTCCCCAATCTTTCCCAATACATTATTAATCTATTTCTATCTTTATCAGCAGCTTTTTGGTAGGTGACCATTGTACATCTTATCTGCTGCCTGGGTACACCTACAGAGTCTCCTATCTTCTGAAATGACCACCCACACCCACGCAAAAATATGTAATTATAAGGCGATATTCTATTTCTTTTTAGTTTCCTAGGCTTCATCTTATACCTAACTTCTCGCTCATATTTTATAGCGCAAATAGGGCATTTACCTTTTCTTGGGAGATTGTGCCCATATTTACACAATTCTTTTCTGTCATATAATTTATGACAAGTTACACAAAGCTCTCTGTAATGAGCTATATCCCTTGCGTGCTCTTTCCCTTTAAGCAAAGCAAATTCTGTCCTCCCAATACTTCCACACTCAGCACACTTCTTAGACTTTATGTAATTCTTCGCTAACCACTTATGTACTGTTGAATAACTAGGTGTGCTGGTCCAACTACCGTTGTCTGCTCCATAACGCCCAAGACTTTTCAATACCATTTCGTTTGGTTTCATGTGTCATTCCTTTCGTTATGCGCCCCATGCAGCACCGTACCCACCTTTGTCCGGTCTCTCTACACATAGTATCTCGCCTTCCTCTATTATTATCTGGTCTACCCCAGCCACTGAGTGGTCGAACTGCTCGAAGTGCACCGTGTCACCAGGGCTCACCTCTGTGACCTGCGGTCCTACAGCTACGACCCTGCCTATGGTCTGTGCTTTAGCTGTGCTGTTATCTGGTAACACTATGATGTCGCTGATCTTAGGTGCAGGTTCTACCTGAATTAGTACGTTATTGCGCGTTAGTCTCACAACACACCCCCCATGTCAAGTGTCACGTGCCCCGTGTTCTGTGCTGACATGCTATTGTCACACATGATTGTGCCACCGTTCCACACTGGATCCGTGTAATATGGTCTGTTTGGGTACCAGTCGTAGTGGTGTTCGTGCTTCACGACTACATCTGTGGTCCCGCCAAACAGCTTGTTAAGCATGGCATGGAGCCTCTCTGCCTCTTTCATGCTCATTTCGACCTTCTTTTCACCCATTTTCACTGTCAGTCTCACTATTTCCATCGGTTAGCTCCTCTTTTAGGATAAATCCTATATTATTGCTATCTTCAGTTGGCAATATTACAGCGGCTATGTTGTCCGCCCCTAGCTTACCTACGAATTGATGTCGTCTGCCCATAATATCTTCGTGTCACTCATATTCTGCTGCCTCCTTTTGTTTTTGCCTCATCTCTGAAATCTCTGCTAGAGTCATAGCGTCTTTCGGTTGACCTGGTACCTTCGTCCATACCGCTTCGCCAGGCTTAATTAGGCACCGCTCCTCTGCGACCTCTTTTATCATAAGCTCTCTATAGTCGTCTATGGCACGTGCCGCTATGCGTATGTCTACCATCTCTTCTTCGGTAGGCTCGTAGGTCTGTGGAAAGCTTACACTCGCATGGAGACCTGATACCTCAGGGTACCTGAGCTCTAGCTTCCTTACCAAATTATAAAAAAATGGTATCTCTACGCTACCTGGCTCTATCCACTGATACCCTTGCCCCTTGCCCAATAAACGAATGAACAATCGCCTTCTCTTATAATAATCAATCTCTTCTTCTACTTCTTGTTTTTTTATTTTTATTTTTTCTTTAGGTTGGGTTTTAGCTGGTTTTTGGGTGGTTCTGACTCCTCCATATACTCCAGTACGTAGGTATTCTCTAGCTAATCCTGTTGAAGTAGACCCGGCAATATCGCCAGATGCTGTAACTATAAGCTCCCAAAGAGCTTCTGGAACATGTAACACGTGGTATTTAGCCATTATCCCTCCGTTTTTCTGTGATAATTAGACTTTAGTACGATACCCGCCTGTTTGAGCCTATAAAGCCCTTCCTTAATAAGGATGTTTGCTAGGATAGATGGGGTAACCCCTATCTCGTCCATGCCGTAAACTTCTAAGGATTGCTTTACTTCGTCTGACAAATTTACCTCTGGAACTGTTCTTTTACCCATGATACCTCCTTTTTAAGTGTTATAGTGTGTACACATAGTATACACTATATATATAATTTGTCAAGTAAAAGTGACCACTTTTTTATAAAAAAATATATTATATATGTATATAAAAAACAGGTCAAAACACCTACTTTACTGACTATACGTAGGTGAGGGCGTCGAAAACGGTCTAACAGGGGGGGGGTGTGGCATGTGTCCCGTGTCCCGTGCCACGGCTGAAATCCCCCAACCGCCTACGCCCCTAGGAGATACCACAATTCCAAGAAAAAGAAGAAATAAAAAAAAAAAAGAATTAATTAATCTGTTAATAATAAAAAAAAGTTTTTTTGTTTTTTACTCTTTACTGCTTTTCTAAAAAAGATTAGGCACGCGCACGCACGAGGCTTAGTAATCTATATCGTTTTTTTTTTTTTTCTTACAATTGTATAAGAAATTGTTGCAAAGTGGCACGGGGCATATAGTTAAGTCCAAAAACTTTATAAGCATATGCTCATAATACAATACAACCCCGGACAACCTATGACATACCCGGACAACCTATGACATACCCGGACAACCTGTCGAAAAATCGGGCAGTTCCAAAACGTGTTCACATTTCGCATCATTTCGACACGGCATGTTCACATTTCGCATCATTTTGCTGACCTAGACAGACCCGGACAGACCTGGACTCTCGGCGGTAAAAAAAGTTTTTGGAATGTTGGCACGGTTCATGCTTTAGAATCAGCGACGCTCAAAAATCTCAATTTGGCAAGCGTGCCACGGGGAGCAAGTGCTGAGCGGACGAAAGGGGCAAATCATGGCTCAGGACAAACTTTATACAGGCGGAAAAATCGAAGAAGGTCACTACATACAGCCAAAGCTGTATCTAGTACCAGAAACAGTAGCAACTAAGACAGACGATGGTAACCGTGAACATATACAGTTACATAGACGCTGGAAAGGTGCTGGACGGTTCAAGCATGGCACGATGTACGCTCCTGGCGGCAAAGTGGCATTGACAGACGAGAAATTGCCTATAACATTCATGGCTGATATACGCATAGGCAAAGCTCCAAAGCCAGCCCAGAGCGATACGCTAACTAAATCAGTCGACTAACAGTAACATATATGCCCCGTGCCACGGCACGGGGCATATCACGAAAGGATACAGTATGACGTTTATCAACGACAGTAACTATCCACGGTTTAAGCGACAGTATACAGCGGCTGTATCCAGTAACAGTGCAACATTTACGTTTAACGGTAACTTGGTACTCACGGCATATGCTAAGTATGTATGTGAGTACTACGACAACTTCAAAGGGGGCAGTGATGGTGAGTGTGAGAGTGATAATAAGTAACTACCTGGAGGCATTGGGCTTACCAGATAACGACGAACATGTGGCACGGGGCATAGAGCAGAGCATAATGCGTGATAGTGTTGGTATGTACCGGCTTGTGAGAGATGAGGCAGAGGAGGAGGTGGCACAATGTTAGACATACAGGTACAGCGTATGTACAGGTTCGATACAGACAGACCGCTTAAGGCGTTCTGTGACATAGTGATAGGCGACTGCATACTGATTAAAGGTGTGCGTGTTATGACTATGGTTAGCAAGCCTAACGAGACGTTTGTGAGTATGCCTCGTGAACAAGGTCAAGACAGTAAGTGGTATGACGTAGTGAGGTGCCTCACACAAGAGGTGCGTGACCAGATAACGAAGGTAGTACTGGAGGCTTACAATGAGTAAGCCGACAGTACAGATTGACGCACATGCACACCTATCTTGGCTATGGTCGGACATAGATGGTGCTGAGCTGGTAGACAGGATTATAGAGCTGGAGACAGACGGCTGTGAGCCTATAGCTAAGACCATAGTAGACACGGACGACTGGCAGGACGGCTGTTACAGAAACTACACACACATAAAGAACCTGGAGGAAGTGCTACCGTACTTCAGGTATGCACCAGACAGTGAGGACTATGACGACTGTAACATCTTCAGAGAGACATTGGCAGTACGGTGGGTATAGATATAGCGTCACAGCAACAGTGCTGTGACGTAACACGGGTGACCAGATACAGGCAGTAGTGCTGGAGGCATACCATGATGAGTAAGTGCGGCTGGTGTGGGCTATACCACACACATTTGTACACAAAGAGACGCTGGTGTCCAGATTGCATGGACAAGTGGCACGCAACACTTTCCTACACAGTAGAGCACTTCTGCAGAGAGCAGATGAAGTGGCTTAGGACAACTAAATATCGTGAGTGCAACAGTGCACGCATGTAACACGGGGCATGTGCCCCACAACAGAAAGGACTAACATGTTAGTTAAAGTCGCACCCATGGGAGAACAAGTTGTAGAGGTAAACGTGGAACAGGGGTCAACAGTAGACCAGATTCTTAACGTAGCAGAAGTGAGCGAAAACGGACGTAGTATTACCGTGAACAACGCTCCGGCTGACCTAAGCACGACTGTAACAGACGAGAACGCTGTTATCAGCCTGGCTAACAAGAGCAAGGGTGGTTGCTAAATGATTACGGGGCACGATATACACTGGTTGTTAGACGACGCATTGTATACCGTGCCCCGTGTCACTAAAGAAAGGGGTAAAGATATGGACAGTACAGATATGAACGTAGGAGACCATGTAACCATCAACAACGAAAGCTACGGCTGGGGTGCAGTACGCCAGGGTCACATTGGCATTGTTAGAGAGATATTGAACAGTACCGTCCTGTTCCTAGACATACCTGGCGTGTTCTCTCACTGGCAATGTACGAAGAGTGACGTGACACTGGTGTCTGGGTCGTCAAACATGTCACTAAACAACTACATACAGAGATGTACAGAGACACTACAGGACAAGAAGGCAGAGACACAGAGGTGCATAAACAGTTACGAATGTAGCTTGAAGGCGTGTACAGAATCAATTGACGGCATAGTCAAGCCCAATGGTAAGGCGTTCGAGCAGATTGCAGACAGTGTGCGAGAGATACGCATGACATACCCTAAGTTTAGCTTCATCACTAATCCTATCGTAATACCGTACTACATGCACGCACTACACAGGACGCTACATATAGAGATGGGAGCGTACAAAGTGGCATGCAACATGCGTGATGGCAGACACAGTACAGTCATAGAGCCGTGGGACGGTACCAACCGTACCAGAGACGGCTACCCACACCCACATGTGAACGGTGGCTATGACCCTTGCTGGGGGACGTACATGAAAGACATAAACGAATGTTACAAGACCATAGACGTAGTACGTTATGTGAGCATAGTGCTGGACTTCCTTAGCAGCTGCGACAAAGAAGGCTGGTACATATCTGTACTGAAGTGGGCTGACCCAGACGACCTGGTAGACCTATGCTCAAGTTGTGCGTGCCATGTAGACAGCTGTGAATGTGACGAGAACAGATGCTCTGGCTGTGGTAACGACGAAGACGACTGCGAGTGTACACGTTGCCCGGACAGTAACGATAGGCTGGACGACAACAGCTTTCCAGACATAGGCTGTGTCACATGCCCAAACCTATGTAAGAACATACCAGCAGAGAGATGGGAATGTAACTACAACAACAGCGACGGCTACCCGTACTTCTACATACCACTATCACACTTCACACCAACAGGTAACGAGAGCAACCACGAGTACGAAACAATAACAGACTAAGAAAGGGGCTACACATGAGCAAGAGACAGTATTTCACACCAGCAGTACCAAAGCCGAAGCCACCAGAGACGTACAAGGTGGGTCACAAGGTATCACTAAAGATTGACGTGCAACCATACATAGAGATGAGAGAGTACGCTAAACGATTCACACCAGACGAATGTAGTGGCATGGGGCTCGTGGAACGTACCGACTACACCGACGGCAGTGTAGAGTTCACGATTACAGAAGTGTTCCTGCCTAACCAATACAACAGCGGCGGGGCTACAGACATACCTGACGACGAGATGAACAAGCTCAACACTGAGCTTGTTGTAACTGGTAAGGACACAAGTAAGCTTAAGTTCCACTGGCACAGCCATGTAGACTTCAGCGTGTTTCACAGTGGCACGGACGACGAGAACTATGACGACCTACAGTCAGGCGACTTCCTAGTGTCGCTTGTAGTAAACAACAAAGGCGACATGCTCGGCAGCGTACACCTGTACAAACCACTACGCATTGACGTATGTAACATAGAAGTAGAAGCACCGTCCAAATGGGAGCTGGACGAGGTCACAGACACTAAGGTCACGGGCAACGTGGCACGGGTCAAGGAGAACGAGCCTGCACTACGCAAGAAACACGCACCAGTGTACACAGGATATGGTGGATATGGTGGCGGTGGCTACGAAGTAGGTGGTTCCTGGTCGTACAAAGAGGGCTTAGCGTACGACCCAGACTTTGAGCAGTTACTCAAAGCTGGAGAGGAAGAGGGCATAATAACACTGTTCCTAGACGACGCTGGCACGATATACGGCTACATGAACAACAACACAGGAGAGAGCTACGAGCTCATAAGCGAGATAGACATGACACTACACGGAGGTAAAAAGGTATGACAGAACTAAGACGTTCACGACAAGCAGACCTAGTGAACCCTGATATATTTAAGAACCCCATAACCGTAATAGGTTGTGGGGCTATTGGGTCGTTCACGACACTAACACTAGCAAAGATGGGCTTTCACGACATTACTGTATACGACCACGACAGCGTCGGGGAAGAGAACATAAGCAATCAGTTTTACAGATACTTAGACATAGGTAACAACAAAGCTCAAGCACTGCAAGATATGATACAAGAGTTTGAGAACATAGACATAACGTCTAACAGCTGTAAATGGGAACGACAGCCACTATCAGGTCACATCGTCATGGCTGTAGACAGCATGACCGTACGCAAGAACATCTTCGACGCTATACGTCGTAATGCTAACGTCACCGGTTTCATAGACGGTCGTATGGGCGGGCAACAGGCAGAAGTGTTTACCGTAGACCTTATGCAGTCGGAACACAAACGCATATACCTGCAGTACCTATGGAGCGACGTAGAGGCGTCCGAACTACCATGCACACAGAAAGCGGTTATGTACAACGTGCTTTGGATAGCCTCACAGATAGCAAACAACACACGACTTCTTATGGAGGGCAAGCCCATACACAACGTAATGCGTATGGACTTTGAGAACGTCAACCACATCAACGTAGTACACAAATAGTGGCACATGGCACGGTGCACTTTAGTGCCCCTTTCGTGTACCGTGCCCCCACTATAAGAAAGGATAACGTATGAACAGCATAAAGAAGTACATGAACGACAACAAGGTCACGGCAGAGACACTAGCCAAACAGCTAGGTGTGTCACAAGGTAGCATCTACGCATGGCGTAAAGGCTTGCGGGTAGGTAAACAGAAGGACGTGGACGCACTCAGAAAGCTGGGCATAGAGGCACAAGACCCACGAACAAAAGAAGAGCGACGACAGACAACACTCAAGAGCATACTTGAGAGGCAGGACAACAAGAACAAACCAAAACGTGTTTATCGTAAACACATAAACGTACCAGAGATACTAGCTCAACAAGTGAGAAGCGTCTTAGATGGGTACGTCAAACAACTAGGTGAGCAGAAGACGTGGAGTGAGTTTCAAGAGGTGAGAGACCAAACTACACAGCAACTCGTTTACCTATGCAAACAAGGAGCGTAACATGGTTAAAGTAAAAGAAGAGAAACCACTATTCCAGTGGTGCATTGTAGAGAACAGAGTACAGGAGGTCTTAGCTATTGACAAAGACCTGACAATCGAAGAGCTGACCTTTAGGGTTGGTATAACATTCCGTACTATGGCAACACGCATACCGCCAACACTGGCAGCGTTAGGTGTGACATCACTTCGTGAACCGTCTACGACCTTAGAGGCATCCGGTATGCTATCAGGGGCACGTTCCGCAATAGCCCGTGACGCTCGTGAGATATGTAAAGAGTTATCTCTGGACATACGCCACATGAGGGTGCAACGCTTACGCCTGGAATACAAGGGCTCAGTAGTGTCGTTTACACGCACCACGAAGAAGATGGACATAGGTGATGGTAAGACGGAACAGATCAAGGTACTAGGCGTTGTTGTCACCGACGGTACTAAGAACGCTATCGAGACAATTATGAAGAAACTCAACGCTAACAAAGTACACTGCAAGTATTCCGTACAGACAATCAAATCAGTGATATGTAGCAAATAGAGAGGTGCGTATGATATACAATGTAACACTGTATTACCGAGGAACTACAACTGTCTCTGTTGAGGCTAAGGACGAAGAGGCAGCAGAGGAACGTGCCATTGAACAACTGCATGACAGTGACATGGACGAAGACATAGAGGTGAACGACGTTGTTGTGATTAAGTCGGACAACCAAACAACAGACCAGATGGAGCTCTTTAGCAGAGAGGAGTTAGACGATGGAGACCGAAGATGATGTACTAGCTAAAGAAGTGTACGACAGGACATCACTCCATGCGTGCATATGCTTCGATACACCAGGTGAGATAAACAAGGCTATGAGCTTTGTCTGTCTCTTGATGAAGAGAGGTGTGATTACGTTTAAGGGTAAACATGACAAGGCGTAACCTAATGGCACTGTTCACATACAACGTGAACAGTGCCATTCCTCGTCGAGAGAATAAATTTCTTGACAACGAACATAACTCCGCTATACTAACTGCATTAACTAACCGCACCGAAACATAACACCCTACGGAGTACAGATGGAATACTACATAGAAATACTCAAGTCCAAGAAAGGGCACTTCTGGTCACGCATCAAATCAGGCAATCGCAAGATTGTGTGGGTGAGTGAGACGTACACGACCAAGCAAAACGCCCAAATTCCAGTCAATAACTTAATTAAATGTATAGGGAAACGAAAATGCTCGCTGACCTTCATTGACGAATCGAAAGGAAAATAATGCTGAACTTGAACGCCCCCGCTTTGCTCAAAATCCGTGGTGACATCACCATCAACCTCGCTCTTAGTGTGAGCCAGTCCATAGAACGTGACAAGGTTTGTTTCCGCTTGAAAGACGGGATTAAGAAAGGTGAGAAGCGTGATGACTATGACGAATACAAAGCAGACACCGTGAGTTTCTGGTTCTTAGGAGATCAGAGCCTGTCGTATCGTGTGGGTGAGGAGATCACCAAAGAAGACTTTAACCGCATTGAGTTACAATTAGAAAACCTCCAGTACAGACCTAAATAATGAATGAGACCACAGCGACAACCAAGATGGTAGGAGCCCTGCAGAAACAAGGGCATTTCTGGAAAGCCAGTGACAAGTTTCGTGCGGGCATACCGGACATAGTCGGGTGCTATCGTGGGAGGTTCGTTGGTGTAGAAATGAAGGTCGACTACAACCATCCATCACAAATCCAGGTCTACACCCTTCTGCAGATAATCAACAACGGCGGGTATGCTGGTGTGGTGACGTACAACAACCGGAACAAGAAATGGTGGATACGTGGCACGGGTTACGATTTCAGCGGTGTGGTTGACCATATACTAGAGAAGGCAGCAACTGGAGGGAATGACATCGAATGATTAAGACTGCACTGTTTGACCATCAGACCGAGGTATTGGAAGAGCTGAAGAAGAACGACTTCTACGGGCTGTTTCTAGAGCAGGGGTTGGGTAAGACGCTCACCATGTTGGCGTACTTAGATTGGCTAAAGGGTAGGAGAGGTAAGATACAAGCTCTTGTGGTCTGCCCTAACACGTTGACGGAGAATTGGTTAGAAGAAGTGTTGCTCCACTCTGACCTTAGCTGCATCGTGCTGTCTGGTAGCACAGGGAAACGTATCAAACGTCTAACGCACGAGGCGGACATATTTGTCATTAACTATGAGAGTACACGGATCATGTACAAAGCACTGAAGGAGAAGAAGTTTGACGTGCTTGTGTTGGACGAGTCCCAGTGTGTTAAGAACTTCAAGAGCCAGCAGTCGCGCGCCTGTTATGACATAAGCATGGTCGTTCCAAAACGATACCTACTGACTGGTATGCCAGTGAGCCAGTCACCTCTAGATGTGTTCGCACAATACAGGATCCTCGATCCGACCATATTCGGTATCAGTTTCTACAGATTTAGAAACCGTTATGCTATCCTTGGCGGATTCATGGGCAAGGTTCCCATACAGTGGAGGAACATTGACGATCTTAAACGTAAGGTGTTCTCCTGTGCTGTGAGAAAGACAAAGGAAGAGTGCTTAGACCTACCAGACAAACTGTACCAGGTGGTGCACCTAGATTTACCGGTTGAGCAGAGAAACTTATACAATACACTTAAAAAGGAATTCATCTTCGAGTTTAGTGGGGCTGTAGTGACAGCACCTATCGTGCTTACACGACTGATGAGGTTCTCACAGATAACTTCAGGGTTCACCAAAGACACGGAGGGTACGGAGCATGAGTTTGCGCAAAATCCCAAGATTAATTATGTTGTTAATTTTATTAGTGAACTCGATGATACAAGCAAGGTTGTTATATTCTGTCGTTTCAGAAAAGAGATTAAAATGCTTGAAGCTGCGTTTCGTCTACATGACATTTCAAGTGTTACGGTACACGGGGATGTTAGAGACAGAATTGAGCGGATTAAAAAGTTCAATAAAGATAAGAATATAAAGGTATTCATAGGACAAATATCTACGGCGGGTGTCGGTGTGAACCTAACAGCAGCGTCGTACTGTATCTTCTTCAGCAACACGTATTCTTATGCCGACCGGTCTCAAGCTGAAGCACGACTGCACAGGATTGGGCAGGTGGCTAATGTGACTTACGTGGATTTGCTCATGCGTAACACTATTGATACGCGCGTACACTCCATATTAAGGAAGAAAGAGTCACTAGCAGCCCTTATCACTGGTGACACTGTATCAAAGTTTGTATAACCTGTTCCGTTGACCGCTGCTGGGCGTTATGTCCTTTCTTCCAGTACGTCACGGACGGGTAACAACAACGAAAGGAGAAACAATGGACAACAGATTCGCAAACCTAAGGAAAGAGAAACGAAGAAGGCACGTGGCACTGGCAGAGGTCGCACTGAAGGTGTGTGATTTGCTGGAAGCCGAAGGTGTCAGTATGGACGAAGGGTGTACTGTGCGACGTATTGCAGAAGACATGTGGAACAGTAGCCGATGCTTCGATCAGCCTTGTGCTCCTGATACTAGTAATGACATGTGCGTCGGGAGGGAACCAGGACCATGCTAGCACATAAAGAGTTCGTCCTAGAGTTGGAACACTTAAAGGAGTTACGGACTAAGAAGTCCGGGCTTGAAGCAGAGGTGAAAGAGGTAAACGGACAGATAGCAGAGAAGGTATTTGAGATGGTCGATTATATGCAGGACAACGACCATCTGTCTGTGAAGATAGTTGGACTTGGCACGTGCTCCTTGACCTCCACAAAGAAGTATTCCATCGAAGATCCGGTGGCATTCGAGCAGTGGATGGTTGGGCACGGGGAAATGGGCAACGTAATGGCTGTACACGCACAGAAAGTGAGCAGCTATTATAAAGAGAAGTTAGAGCTCAACGAAGAGTTGCCCCCAGGGATTAAAACATTCATAAAAAACAACATAACCATAAGAGGCTAAAGAAAATGACAGCTAAAAAAGACGTAGTGAAGAAGGCAAAACAGGAAGTGGCAAAGGTTAACAAAGCACCACGTGGTCTGGAAGACGCAGACGCAAGCGAATTACTCATCCCTAGAATTGAGCTGCTGCAAGCCATGAGCCCAACGGTTCAGCAGGGGCTAGGTCAGGCAGGAACGCTGGTCAACCAGATCAGCAAATCACCGCTGACTACAGACATCTTCATCCCGATCGCTCTCCACAAAAAGTATATAAAGTGGATCCCACGTGCAGAAGGAGGCGGCGTAGAATATCAGACGTCCGACTCACAAGACCCACGTGTGCTCAAAGACAGTAAGTGGGGCGCCGGTGGACAAAAGCCGTCGTGTACTGCCTACTTGAATTTCCTCGTACTCCTAGAGGGCAGCACGTTGCCGATTATGTTGAGCTTTTCTATGACATCCTACCAAGCAGGGCGCAAGCTACTGACCATGGCTAAGATGACGGGTAAAGACATATGGGCAAACAAGTACAAGCTGCACTCTGTCAACAAGACCAACCAGTTTGGTACCTTCTTCATATTCGATGTGAAAGAGGCAGGTATTACAGAAGAACGAGAGCAGAAAATCTGCGAACAGTTGTACGACACGTTCGCTAAACGAGACCTCAACTTCGAAGTGGAAGGCGCTCAAGACAAGCCAGCATCTAAACCGATGGACGGAGAGGACTTCTAGGAGTGACTGCAGATTACATAAAAAAGTTCTATGGAAGACACATAAACTTGGACGAGGCACGTGGCACGGAGGACGAGGTAAGCGCTTGTTGTCCGTGCCACGCTGACGAGACCGCGTCGTTCAACTTTAACACAACTTCAGGTCTGTACATATGCTTCAACACGAGCTGTAAGTTGGGTAGTGGTGGTAATATGGCTAAGTTTCTATCTATCATTGAGGACATACCCGTGATAGAGGCGTCAGATAGGATTAAAAAAGAGACGAAGGCTCTAGAGCCTCCACCACCGAAGAAGAGGAAGGTTCCAAAGACGACAAAGGCGTTCCCCTACACTCAAGAGGACGTAGACCAGCGGATAGCCGGTCTTATAAACCATCCAGAGCGCATACAATATCTCATGGACAATACGTTTTGGACGTTGGACATTATGAAGAAGTATGAGATCGGGTATGACGCGCAGACCAAACGCTACTGGATTCCTATAAAAGAACATGGCGTGCTTGTGAACATACGCAAGTATGCTCCGAATGGCGACCCGAAGATGATACAGGTCACGGGGCACAGCGAGATAAGGCTCTATCCATATGAGAACCTTGAAGAGCGAGAGATCGTTATTATGGAAGGGGAGAAGGACTGTATCCTAGCCAATCAGCACGGGTTTAATGCCGTAACGATCACGGGAGGCGCCGGCACATTCAAGCCAGAGTGGAAGGACATATTCAGAGACAAAGACATTGTCATATGTTATGACATTGACGAAGCAGGAAAGGTCGGTGCACGTAAGATAGAGCAGATACTGTTAGGTGTATCTAGGAGCATTCGTGTCGTTGACCTACCAATAGAAGAGCCAGACAACGCGGATTACACAGACTGGATTATGCAAGGGGCTACCCCGATTGACTTCAGAGCGCTCATCGGAATTACGGAGTTGGGCAAACCAGAATCGACCGGTCCGATAGACATACCTGACGAAGTCTTTGACGTATCGTTGGACAAAGTGTCCCAGGAACGGCTGTTCTACAAGCGCGCGCGAATGAAAGTCCGTGTCATAGCCAAAGACTCAGCACCATCCATCATACCGAAATCTATCACGGTAGCATGTAACAGGGACAATGGTAAAATGTGCTACGTCTGCCCTCTGGCAGAGGAGTCAAACCGCACTCAGTATAAAGAGATAACCGAGTCGACACCTGAAATCTTACAGCTTATAGAGTGTACTACCCGTGATCGACGGAACATTATTAGAGACCTGTTCAACATAGCTCCATGTAGGAAATTCACTATCAAAGAAACAGACCATCAAGGCATCACACGTTGTTCCGTTATACCCTCTATTGATGACGTTACGTTTGACACCTCCGACTACAACCAGAAGTACGTGGAACGGGACATGTACGTCCTGTCATATCAGATAGAGGCTAATATGGATTACGAATTGAAATCCATAGCTATGCCGGATCCTAAAAATCAAACATTAGTGCACCTAGTGTACGAGGTAAACCCCTCAGACTCGTCCATAGAAGAATTCAAAATGACGCCTGACCTTAAAAAAGAATTGGAAATCTTTCAATGCTCATCGGAGACAAGTTAAATGAGATATACGCTGACCTTAGTACTAATGTTACAGGAATCTACAACAGGCAAAACCTTCACCTAGCCATAGACCTCGTATACCATAGCCCGATGAGTTTTTACTTCGGGAAGAAGCTTGTCGAGAAAGGTTATCCAGAGGGACTAATAATAGGAGATACACGCTGTGGCAAATCAGAAACTTCGAAGCAACTTATTAACCACTACAATCTCGGAGCTAGGTCGTCAGGCGAGAACACTACACCGGCGGGTCTTATCGGGGGGCTTCACCAAGTTCGTAATGGTTGGCGCATTTCGTGGGGACGTATACCGCTTAACGACAAACGACTTCTCTTTATTGATGAGGTATCTGGAATTCTTGAAGAAGAGATCGCTAAAATGTCCGACCTTCGCAGTTCCGGTATCGCTGAAGTTACTAAAATCCAGACTGAGCGAACCTTTGCTCGGACACGTATGGTTTGGCTTAGCAACCCAAGGTCAGCAGATAGTATTAATAATTTCGGATCGGGAACGGAAATAATAACAAGATTAATCGGCAAGCCAGAGGACATTGCTCGGTTTGATTTTGTAGTTATCCTAGATAAAGATGAGATTGACGAGGAGGACGCGGACGAACGGAAACAACCGGACGTCCCGCATATCTTCACGAAAAGTCTCTGTCACGATTTAGTGTTGTGGGCTTGGAGCAGAAAAGCCGAGCAGGTACGTCTAGACGCTGCCACGATCGACGCGTGCCATACGTACGGAAAGTTGATGAGTACAAAATATTCGTCAGACTGCCCCATCGTGAACTCTATGGAACAGAAAATCAAACTCGCACGATTGTCAGTATCCCTGGCTTGTCGATTATTCAGCACGGACGACACAGGGCAACTTGTCATAGTGACACCGAAACACGTAGAATACATATACGAGTTCTTGAACAGGCAGTACGACCTACCTCACTTTGGTTATGACCTGTTCTCTCACAAGAAGATACACGAGGAACACATTAAAGATACAAACACTGTCGAAGACCTACTGGCTAAATGGGGTACAGAGACGTGTTGGCAAGTGTTGGACAACTATCAAATGACAGTAAAATATATAGAAGAGTCCACCGGTTCGCAGTACGACGATGCCAAATCACAAATATCAACGCTTCTTCGTAATCGTTGCTTGAAGAAACGGCACGGGTTCTATATAAAGACGCCGGCGTTCATAAAGATTCTTAAAAAGAACATTGTCACTACGAAGCAACTGCAGGAGGAGTTTTGATGTTCCCAACGACACATATATTTCCAGTTGTTATCATAGCATTAAGTATAGGTGCTGCAGTTGTGTATGGTTTCAACAGAATGCCAGTACACGCTGTGTACTGGATGGCTGCAGCGACACTTAACGTATCAGTACTTTTCATGGGGGAATGACATGGCACTACCTACTTACGCACATTACACATGGACAACCTCAGACGACGACATGACTTGGTTTGGAGAGACTACCCAACCAGAGATACTTGACTGGTCTACAACACCATGGCAACCTTTGTATCACGAAGAAGATTACCAGGGCATAGCAGATCAGTTAAAAGCAGAGGACTTAGGATACGCGGGGTATATCAGTGGTAGATAGCTAGGCTCATAACCTAGAAGTCGGGAGTTCAATTCTTCCCCCCCGCAATTATTTTTATGAGGGACGTAAAAAAACAAAGAGAGTTTCAAAGGAAATGGGCAGCAAGGCGTCGCCATGAGTTTTTCTATGGGAAGAAGTGCATGTGGTGTAGCGCTACTGAGAGATTAGAGTTGCACCATAGAAACCCCGAAGATAAGGAACATCATGCGATATGGTCATGGAAAAAAGAGCGAATGGAAAATGAAATAAAAAAATGTGATATTCTGTGCCATGATTGCCACTCAACGTTTCATTATGAGCAAATGAGGACTGATCCTCCACATGGAATTAGCAGATATAAAGGTCGTCATGCTTGTAGGTGTGATGTGTGTAGGATGGCTGTTAGAGACCTTGAAAGAAATCGTAGGCTTAGCGTTGGGAAGTACAACCAGCAGGCTAAGTCGTCCAGAGTCGATGATGATAAGGGTGAATGAATAACCTAAATGGTGTAAGACCTTAGGAAGTGATGCTAAGGCATAAACAGGGTGGCAAGCGTAAAACCTACCATCTGACCTTGTGTAGCACAGCGATGAACAATAGTCGCTGTATGTGGGTTCGAATCCCACTCGGCTCTGGGCATAACTTTGGAGGAACGATGAAACTAAAAGAACTACCAAAACACATGAGTACAAAAATATGGATTGACTCAGAGATAAGGTACGAGAAAGCAGATGGGGTTCACACCTACCATAACTGTAAATGTGGTAGAGATTCTTGTCGCTCTGTGATGTGTGCCGAATGTTGGAGAGAGGCGGGGGCGGAGTTAAATGGATAAACAAAAGATAAACTCAATGGGAGTACCGCTAACCACAGCACAGTGGAGGGAGATTGATAAGGCAGGAGTTTTTCAATCAGACAAAGGGGTTGTCTTGGTAGAAGAAACTATGAAGAGAATTAAATCCCACCTGATGGAGATTGTTCCGAAGGAGAAGAAGTATGAAGGAATGGGAAATACTGGTAGAGCAATACATAATTTAAAATGGAGTGGCTACAACCAAGCCATTAAAGAAATCAAGGAGAATATAAATAACCTATGATTACGAAAGAAAAGCGGAGAGAATATAGTAAAAAATGTCACGAAGACCTACATCATAAACCACAAGCCCGCCAGGAAATGATCGAAAGGATAAATGAGTTATGAAAATCCAAGACGTTACAGAAGAAGATGTTTATGATATGGCGGTCTGGATGAGTATGTCAGGTCTATTCGTGCCTCTTATAGCTGATGAGATTAGAAACATGGCGTGTCAACTAACTGCCGACGCTGTTGGTGTAGGAACAAACGAGGAGGTAGTGTGAGTAAAATAATTCAATTCTTCAAAGACCTTACCCTTGAACAAGCCTTAGACATCCTAGCCATTACCATATTATTTCTAATCGCTATAGCTGCCATAATCACAGGAATTATCTTAGTTACAAAATCATCAGAAACCGCAGTAATGATAATTTCCCTATCTGTCGTAATATGGGCAATGCACAGAGGGATAACCAGAAGTTTATAGGAGAATACTATGTTACTAAGCGTAGATACTGAAACGACAGGGCTGGACCCATTCAAGGGCGATAGACCATTTGCCATAACGACATCTGACATAGGTGGGAACACGACCTATATTGCCATTGGAGAAGACAACCTCATACCCATTGACACGTTGCTCATGTGCAGTTCAGTTACGACTATATTTCATAACGCCAAGTTCGACATCCTCATGCTTAACCAACTTGGTATGGAGGTCAAAGGGAAGATACACGACACGATGATCGCCGCGGCGATCTACAACAGCGACGAGAACACAGTCAAGTTAAAGGACTTAGCCAAGAAATATTTAGGGGAAGATAATGACGAAGAAACAACGATCAAAGATTATATGCGGAAGCATAAACTCACTAGCTATGCAGACCTACCTAGAGAGCTCCTCGAACCTTACGCCAGAAAAGATGCTCGAATCACCATGGAACTCTTTAAGTTCTATCGTAAAGAAGGCGTTACGGGAGACCCCATCTATATCAAAGAAATGCAGCTCCTCAACTGTTTGGTTGATATGCAACGACTCGGAGTCCTTGTCGACACAAAATTTTGTAAAGAGAACTCTGACAAAGTTGCCGGACGGATTGAAATACTCCGCGAATCCATAAAGCGAGACCACAAAGACATAAACATACGAAGCCCTAAGCAACTTGCCTCGTACCTCTTTGACGACCAAGGTCTGACCTGCGACTATCTGACAGATAAGGGGCGTCCTGCCTTCGACGAGTTCCACTTAAGCAAATACGACCACCCACTTATACCAATCATTGTCGAGTTACGTAGCCTGGAGAAAATAAAGACGACATACCTCGACGCATTACAGGAGAAGGCTGATGCGAATAAAATCATTCACTGCGACTTTTTTCAAGTTGGAGCCAGAACAGGGCGTTTCTCTTGCCGTTCTCCTAATCTACAAAACATTCCAAGATCTGGCGTCGTCGATGTTCGCCGCGCTTTTATTTGTCGTCCTGATTATTCCAATTACTACTTTGATTATTCTCAAATTGAGCTTCGCATTTTGGCGCATTATTCTCAAGAGCCTAAGATGGTCGCAGAGTATAACAAAACCGACAACGACCTCCACTCCAGAACCTGCGAAGCCGTCTTCGGAGAAGTAACGAAAGAGAAAAGGACGCTCGCCAAGAATATCAACTTCGGAATAATTTATGGGATGGGTCCAAAGAAGTTCTGCACAATGTGTAACGAGAAGTACCCAGAAATGGAAGTGTCCTACACGCAGGCACGTGACTTTATCAATAAATATTACAAGAATTACTGGAAGGTCAGAGAGTTCACGTGGCGCGTGCCACAGAAGATACTCGATAAAGGATACGTTAAAGATGTGTTCGGGAAGAAATACACTACGCCACGGGACGAGTCATACAAAGGGGTCAACTACCTCATCCAAGGTTGTGCTGCTGGTGTGTTGAAGAAGGCAATGATAGAGTGTCACGATTTACTGGAAGATAAGAAAAGCAACATGATTCTCTGCGTTCACGACGAAATCATATTTGAAATACACAAAGATGAAGAGCACTTAGTACCGAAGATAAAAGACATCATGGAAGACTACGAAACGTTCCGTGTGCCTCTTAAGGTCAATATAGAGAAGACGTCTACTTCTTGGGCTGAAAAAAGTAATTGTTAAATCCCTTGAACGTATCAAAGTCTAACTGTTTCCTACCTTCTGGGCTCAACAGTTGTCGTTTGAATGCTTTGATACCCTCAACAGTTCCCTGTATATTACGTATGAAATTTATAATCTTACGTACGTACTGTTCCTTAAGCTCATCAGGAGTATCACGATATTTTTCAGATTCCATGAATCTACCCAGAGCGGTCATTATCTTAGGACCAGCATCTATGTTAAACTGACGCTGTTGCTCTGCGGTAAGACGTGTCTTGATACTTGCTTTCGATCCCACAGGTATTGGAACAGCCTTAGTTTGTGGAGCATCGCCAGGGAATATCTTGAGTCTTTGCAACTCCTCTAAGATAGCATCTTTCTTTGGCTTTCTACCACCACCCATTATCTCCGTCATAGTCACACGACGAGAACGCTTAGCGATCTCACCAGTAAAGTCCACACGACGCACTAAACCTTTGTCGGATAGAAACGGGTACGTCTCTTGAAGCTTTCCTATAGGTCCTTTGAACTTAGGTAAACCGGAGCGAATCTCTTCTCCAACTGCTTTTGGAGTCGGCAACCCTGTCGGTATTCCGAATACGTTTAGAGACTCCCCAGAGGTCTCGAATATAGACCTGTCTTCTTCAGCTATATCAATACCGAACATCTTCCCTGTACGTTTTATCTCTCTTAGCTGAGCCGGTATAGCCCGACCCGCAAGCAATCTCTTGAAATACCGTTGCAGACCGGAACGCATAGAGGCTTGGTCAGCGCTTCCGTCCGCATTAACCGCTACCTTCTCATCTAGCAGACTGCCCGTGGCACGGTTTATTTCGTTAAGATTGTTGTACACACTCTGTTGGAGCATACTCTTAACAAATGCGTTAGTCTCACTAGCGTACACGTCTTCCGCAGGTTCGTTGTTTAATATACGTTTGTTCTTCTGCGTAATAGCCGCTAGAGCGGACACGAACGGCGTTGCTGGTAGAAGGTTATTCATTGGAAGTGTTCCTTTGATATTACCGTCCTTATCCAACCACTCAATACGGATTTCTTCCAAATCCCTCATCCGCACAATGTTACGTTCCTCTTTAGTCTTAGCGACTCCTACAAACCTACCGTTATTCTTCCATACGTATGCTGCGAGAGCTGTGGTCACAGCCATCCCATTGATAGCTTTTCCGACTTCCTTGGCGTCCAGCCCTCTAAAAACAAACTCGACATTACCAGCTTTTGTCCTGGTACCAACCATCCTAGCGGCTTCTTCTATTAACTTAAGCACGCTTCTGTTCCATACGAATCGTCCTAGCTTCACAGTAGTCTTGAAGAATGGTACCAGAGCTTTCCCGACAGGAACTCCTAATGGGCGTATACCTCCTATGAACTCCGACGCTTTTGTCATAGTTTTACTGAGCTTGTCACGGAACACGTATTCCATAGCAGATTCCACAAGGTCTTCTTTTTCCTTCCGTGTAAACCGTGTTTGCTTGATAACCTTTCGCCAATTCTTTGGGTCGGTACGCATTGCTTTCTGCACCTTAGCTGCCGCGGTCACACCACCTTTAGCAATTTCTCCGAAGAACTTGTCGGTCCCCACGAGTATTCTGGATCCGGTATTGGTTATTGCCCCCGTCGTATCGAACACAGACGTAAATACAGGATGCTTACGTTCAAACTCACTCCCGAACTGTCTCCGTGTAGAAAAAGACTGCCCACGTCCTGCACGTACCTCAGACATTCGTGTCACGTCTCTCTCACGTAATTCAAACCTAGCTTCTTCCATTAGCTTACGAACCTTTGTGCGTTGCTTCGCCGTGGCTGGACCTTTCTTCAAACGTTGTTTCCTAATTTTCTTAGTAATGTTTCTAAGGATGTTCTCAGTGTCCCCAAATCTAAGGAACTTCATACCTCGGCTAACAGCTCGTGGGAGAGCAGCAATCTGCCCAACAATGAGAGCTGGTAGCTCTGCAAAGGACGCCTTGTTACGTGTTCCAGGAATGAGCGATACTATTGCTTGCCCAAGTTTATCTCCTGGCTGTAGCGCAACTCCTATTGTGTTACCGACGAGATTCCTCTTTATAGTCACGGCACTGAACAACATATTATTTACGCCTACTTCGTGTATTAAGTCCCACAAATTAGCCCGTTCACTATGTGTCTCAAGTCGTGTTATGATGGCTCCAATCTCTTTGCGTTGTGCTGGAGAGAGCTGTGCGTCGTCTAACAACTGGCGTAATTTAGTCAGATACGCTTTCGTTCGACGAGGTTTTCCAGAAGCGCGTAGCATACCCCCAAAGGCGTTCCTTAATGTTATCCAATCATGCGCAGCTTCAATAGCCAAATCTGCCTTAGTGATTGGGTCTAACTTAGGATTATCTAAGATATTCAGCCCGATGTTTACGGGTACGTCCGCCATAGCGAAGCGCTCTTCCGGGGCTAGGTTTATGAAGTCTCTGAATACCCTCATCATCTTCTTAGTTATTGGGGTCCCTTTCCTAAGGGCGTCAGAGATAGTTGGGAACTTATCTAAAATTGTTCGGTCCATCTTAGAACCGCGTACGATCAGTTCGGCGAGCTCTTTGGAAATCTCACCTTTTGCTAAGAGCTTTCCTACTGGGATATTGTTTATCTGTGTACCCCCGACCCACCCCATCTTACCGGTAGCCGGATTTAATTTATATACAGCAAGGTCTATCTCCGGTGTTTTCATAGCCTCTTTTTCAAAATCAAGTAAAACCTTAGATTTCTTAACCGTTTTAGGTTTGCCATCTGGAGTAACGGATCCGGGGACTGTCTTCGTCGGAGACGGTGCTTTAGGGATTATTTGTTCCTGCAGTTTTATAGATTTCAGAATACTTTTGACCTGCTTATCACCAAGCCCAAGGTCTTCTTTCAGATACCGTCCGACACCTTTATTGACTTTCTCCGCGCTCTTCAGTAAACGCTTCATTGCATCTTTACCAGCATCATCCATCCCTATACTACCTAACCCCATACCTATGCGTCCGCGGATTGGCTTGATGCCCTTGAGAACGGTCAATATATCGTTCTTCTTCGATTGTAACGTACGCTTTTGTAGCTTAGCCGATTTGAATATCCCCTTAAGCTGCCCTATGTCCACAGATATATCGTCAAGGGCTGCTAAACGCCGGTTAGCGTCCTGCGCTGTTATCTCACCCTCTCTGTACAATTCGTTATACAGTCCACGTTTGTTCTTTATAACCGCGTCCACAGAAACTTTGTCCATCTTCGCTTCGTTTACTATGGACGTACGGAGAGAGGGCATAGTAGGGTGCGCTTTTCTACGTGCTATCAATTCGCTAAGGTTAATTTCTTTCTTAGCTAACTTATCTTCTAGTTGACGTATCACTGTTTTGAATGCTCTAGCTATATCGACATTACCTTCAATTTCTGCTTTCGCTAAATCTGTTACGTGGTCTGCTAAATCTGCCTGAATATTACCTATCTCGGAATGTAAGTCTTCTACTTTTTGACGGTCTTTGGCACGTGCATCGTCTACAAAGGATCTAGGACGACGATCTTCTAGGGACTCCAATTTACGCAATTCTTTGAATCTCTGTTCCCGTAGACGTCTTATATCGCTTATTTTTTGGTCAATAGGAGGGTCGGCAGTTATGTCTGTTGTCTTGCTTTTTATTAACTCACGAATCCTTTCATTAATGGCATCACTCTCGAAATTCCTTTGCTTATCCGCACTCCTGCCAGCTCCTTCCTTATGCAGATCAGGAACGAGGTCCTCTAACTCCTTAGTGAGCTTGTCCGCCTGCTGTTTAGAAGCAACGATCTCTTTGGACTGCTTTGATAAAGGGTTGAGAGCGACTTTCTTCTCAAAGTGTTCTATATCAGTGGCAGCTTTCTTTTGCGCCTTAATATCACCACGTCTTTTTGCTGCCCGCTTATTTACTTTCGCCACGTTTAGGCTTTTCGTATCCTTCGCAAGTTGCACGGATGTATCAGTAAGGGAAGGGTGTGCTTCTTCTAGTATCGCTGCTTTGTCACCACGTATAGTCTTCTTACCTTTTGGGAAGAAATCTGTATCAATGCTCTCCTGTATGAATGTGTCCATGTCCTTCGACTTACGCGCCACCTCACGCAGATTCTCCGTGCGCACGGTGTAAAAGTCACGTTCGCTGCGTACGATCTTGTCTACGTCTTTGTCGGTAAGATTAAATCTAGCTTTGTTCTTCACTACGTACTGTTTGAAGTTCTTGAAGGAAGAACGTTTGAAGTCTTGCAACAATCGTGCAAGGGCTTTCTTAGACTTCTCACTTGGTTTTAGTCCACCGAACTGAAGCTCTTTCCCAGGAGTAAGAACGTCACCAATATCTTTTACCTGATCCTTAAGAGTACGTCTTGTCGCTTTGGCTTGCTTCTTCAAGTTCTTGAATAGTTTGGACAACGGGGAACGTGTCCCTATCATCTTGCTATGTACGTTTGCTATATCCTCCATGATGTCAAGTTGAAGGGGTTTTAGTTTCTTACCGGACTTCAAATTCTTAGCGATAGCCGCTATGCGTTTATAAGAATACCCACTCAATTCCTCAGGGAATCCCCCAGGGATATTCGTAAAGCCTCCTTCTGGCTTGCGTACCTTTATAGATGGCTCTGCATCTCCGAGCATATTTACTACATCATCCAATGCCTCAGAGATTTTTGGGTGCTGCTTGAATTTAACCTTATCTGGTTTTGACGTCGCCGCGCTAAATTTTTTAATCAGAGCTTTTGTAGGTTTAAACGCTTTTATATCTGCTTTTGATAACCCGCCAGGAAATGTAGTTACTACTACTGCCCCATCCCTACCTTCCGCGATAGCTTTTGCAGATTGCTCTTTTATAAATTTTTGGGCTTTTTCAAAACTGTTGAATTCTGTTTTACGACCCTCAATAATTACCTCTAGCCCACTCCCTTTATCCTTTGGCTTAAAAGTCACCTTTAATAACTTATCTTTAGCCGCTGCCTTAGAACCTTTCTTAAAAACCACTTCCTCAACCTTTTCTGGTTTTATCTTAACCTTTACGAGACCTTTTGTTTTCTTAACGACTTTCTTAGCAATCTTTTTCTTCGCAGCTTTCGCGGCACGTGCCGCTTTCTCCTTAATAAACGGAAACTCTACCTGCTCTCCCTTAGACGCACGAAGTTCTGACGGAGTCAATTTCCCCTTACCCTGCTTCAACGCAGCCTCTGCCGCTTTACCTTCTCCCACTTCAAACGGAGTGAAAGGTTTGTCCGTCGGTAGACCTGGTCTGTGTTCTGCCTGTCCTTTGAACGGCTCAAGTTTCTTTTCCAACCCTTTCGACGCCTGCTTCTTCTCAATAGCAGCTCTGCTCAATCTTTCCTGCGCTACCTTACCTGACTCTTTATTAAAAGGAGTGAACGGGACTTCTTTCACCCTGCCTCGTCCTACATCTGCACCCTTCCCACCTCCCAGAGATTCTTGCAACCGATCTTGCTCAGCCTGAGCGGCACGTTCTATAATGTTCTGCTTCTCAACCTTCGATATTTTTGACTTCTTTAATTTCTTCTGACGTTCTAAGCGATTTCTCTCCGCTATCTCACGTTGTTGGCGCTCATACGTAACTTGCCCTTTACCCTTATCTCCTGGAGTAAATGGTCTATCTTTGCGTGTACCTCGACCAGCTTCCTGTTCTGCAGATGATTCCAACGATTCTTGCAACCGTGCCTTCTCAGCAGCTTCTGCTTCCGCTATAATCCTTTTCTTTTCAGCCTTTGGTATTGCAGACTTTTTCAACGGTTTCTGTCGTTGCTCTAGCGCCCTGCGCTGCAAATCTGCTTGTCTTGCAGCATCCGCCGCTTGCCCTTCCTCTTTCCCGAAAGGAGAGAACGGTCTATCTTTACGTGTCCCTCTTCCAACCTCTTGTCCCTTAAATGGTCGAAGAGCCTCGTCTAACTTACCCTGATCCTGTATCCTTCTTTGTTCCAGTAGCTTTCCCTTCTGTGCCTTGGAGAGAGCTGACTTCGTCTGCCGTGCCCCTTCTTTCACTTCAGATAACTTTAACAATTCCTGTGCTGCCTGCTGACCTTTCTTGAATCTTCTCGACTTCATAAAGGCATGCGCTGCCTTAAACGGAACCCCTATGGATCTGAATATCGCTTCAGCTGACGCAACATCTCCCGCTATTCCCGTCGCAACCTGCGGTAATACCAAGCTATCCCTTATCTCATCGTGCGAAATTCCGGCTTTTACAGCCGCATCAATATCCGGCTGCATACGGTTAGTGAACTCTTTAATCAAACGATTACCAAGAAATCTATCTTCTTTCAAAGCACGTTTCCCGCGCTCTCCGGCTGTGAGTTCAGGGTCTTCCCCGAACAGTCCAGCAACTGCGTCAGTCACTAGGCGCTCAGCGATAACAACCGTGTCTATAATAGGAGCGGCACCCGCTAACGGAGGAGCCAATAATGTGGCAGGCGGAACTTTCCCTGTGTCAAGCCCGAAAGCCATTGACGTAAGAGGGAATGCTTCCTCTCTGGAAACTTCTCCGAGATTCTTAGTAATATCAAGCCCTACTTTCCCTATGGCTTGTCCTGATTTGAACTCTGGAGATATAGCTGGAGGGGTAATCCCGAATGGTCCCATCGCAGATGGGTCTGGTGGAGTGGGTAATTCTCTCTTAATAGCTGGGTTTGGGATATTAACATCAATAACCTCTCTCGCAGGAGCGGAGGCAGGGACGTTAAATACTTCGCGCTTATCTAAGAAAGGATTTGGAATATCTACATCAATGATCTCTGGCATCACCTCTCCTAATTCTTGATGAATCCTTTGCTAATAGCTTCAGACCTCGGCATGTCTGCCGTAGTCCCATCAGAAAATCTTATAGTAACAACATCGGTGGTTTCAGCGGGAGGAGGCGTAGCGCCATCTTTTGGAAGAAGCGTGTTCGCCATAAATGCCTTAAACGGATCAACGGCAGGAGCTAATTTCACGTCTCCTCCTTGTGTGCCCTCGACAGTATTTATAACTTGTCCAGTAGACGGGTCTACAATTTGCGTGCTCTTAGGTGTTTTTAGCTCCTCTTGCCCTCGGTCATACTTCTCTAAGGCGGTCTTTCGCGACTGCGCCCCTTGGGATTCTGATTGTGCTTCTGCTGCCGCTATCTTGAATGGCTGCGTTGTCTGTGCCACGTCTATCGCGCCCTGTGTCTTAACGTCCTGCTCCATCTGAAGAAGTCCGCGCTTACGTGCATCCTCGACGATATTCGTAATGGCTTGTCCTAAACCTGATACGGGGCTATTTGCTTTCCCTATACTCTGTCCGATTTGAAATGATTGCATTGGGTCTGGTGCTAACATGGCTTACTCCTATGCTGTTGCGGTTTGCGGGTTGAGTGCTCCTTGTATCATCGACTCCCCAATACCGCTGAATAATTGTTTGAATTCGGTTGCCGTCTGTACGTCAACACCAGTTTGCATCATAAGTTCGGACACGTCTAGCTCAGCAAGTTTTGCGTACTGCGTGAACTGTGATTGGTCTAAGCGAAGCAACTCTTGCATTGTCACGATCTTATTCGCTTGTTGCTGCTGCTTGTACTGGAACTCTAACTGCGCCTTTTCTTTCTCAGCCTGGTCGACGAGCTGTGCTCGTAAACGCCCGAATTGACTGGTGTCAGACTCGCTCAGCGCACCACCACCTTGTCCATCTCGGAACCTGTTCTCCAAAGCAGTTATGTTTTCTTTAAGCCTCAAATCAATCGGGTCGAACATCTCCTGTGGCACTGTTCCAAATGGATCGTCGATAATTCTCTTCGCTTCACCAAATCCTAAGTCGTACGCTGGGCTTCCGCCCTCTGCTCCGATACGTCCTTTCAAGTCGTCACGGATTCCACTGAAGTCCGGTGTCTGTGTTTTTGGAGCCATAAGCCCGCCAAGAAGAGACACCGCTGCTCCTGGGAGAGACTTTTGGAAAGTGTCCATAACACCGCCACCCTCTTTTCCTCCTCCTGAAAATATATTCTTTATAAAATTTCCGGCTCCACCAGATTCAGGTGCTGTTGGCTGAGAGAATTTGAATCCTGGATACGGTTGGGTTGGCGAAGGCATACGATCCGTACCGATAGACCCCGTAGGAGCTCCTGACGATTTGAACAACTGGTCGAAGACATTAGGAGCAGCGTTGGCTGCGGATACCCCACCGAACTTATTCCCAATAGGTAACATTTGTGCTCCGCCAGTCTTCTGAAATCCCGGCATCCCTGCTCCTAATATATTTCCGAAACCTTGGTCTGCTGCACCAGATCCGCTCATAGGTGTAGCTCCTGTCAGCCCTAAGTTCTTTAGACTAAATCCTGATGTTGGCGCTGCTGGTCCCGGAGTGAACACATTCTTTACACCACGTCCAAGCGCGCTAACGCCGGAGCCGACCGCTCCCATAGCAGACTTTCCAAAATCTCCTATCCCGCTGAACATACTTCCCATATCTTTATACCGGATACCATCAACCTCATGCGGCGACGTCCCCTGCATTAGCTCGTCGAGCTCATGGGATATTGTCCCTTTGGTTATATCGTTGTACCCTGTGTCACGGATGTATGCGACACCCTTCTTTGCATCCGCTGCACCGAGGGAAGTCTTCGCCCGCTCGAATGGCAGCTTGTCGAAGTTTTCAGAACTTAAGATTTTTACAGTGTATGACATTTGTAACTCCCTCGGTTATTTTATTCTTCCTGAACTGAGCTCCTACTCGCACCCACTTCACTTTGTTTATATTTTTGAACCTCTTCTTCAAATCTTTCAGACCGCTGTTAAATTCCCGGTGTATCTGAGCACCCATCGACCGGCTCTTGTATGCTAAGAACTGGTCGATGTAAAGTGTCGCCCCATCGACGTTGTCCTCGGCAAGCGTCCACGGAACATGGTGCGTCAGAAACTTCTCGTCGTCATCTCCTACAAAGAACGTTACTACTCCCGCCACGTGACCATCCCGTAGGATGAGTACCGCCCTGCCACGTGCTAACATATCGTAATAATACTGTTGCTGTGCTTCGTCCATTAGGTAAAGGTCGATCCTAATTTCTTTTGGTCTTGCAGGAACTGTTTACGTGCTAAGTCAGAACTCGATCTAGCAGAGCTCAGTGCTCCTGAGAAAGCTGTGTTCCCCTCAGTTCCACCAAGTCCACGAAAGCGTTCGAACACACTCTTCTGTTGCGCGTCAGCATTTCTAGTTAAGTTAGATAGGCTCTTATCGAACTCCGTCCTTCCGAGTGGCTGCTGAGTCTGTGGAGCGAATGCTGAGGTTGTTCCCGTCGGTTGAAATCCCGGTAATGCCGTCTGTTGCGGCTGTTTCGTCTTACCAAATACGTTTCCAGTAGCTATAAGATTTTTACCACCAGATATAGCCGCAGAGGTAGCTGCTGCTCCAGCAATCGGAGCCGCTATCGAGCCAAGCCCAGATGCAAATGCAGACCCTAATGTTGCTGGACCTGCCGCTCCTCCTAACCCTGCCGCAGGAGCTCCCATACTTGCAATCCAACTAATTAACGGTCCTATAAATGGAAGCTTATAGCGTACCCCATTGATTTCATGGGGCGACGTCTGCTGCATAAGCTCGTCGAACTCATGGTTGATGGTGCTCATATCTAACTCTTTCACACCAGTCTTCCGAATGTAGGCGGTCTTCTCCTTCACTATTGTCATACCTAGCGCTTCGTTTGCCTTATCATATGGAAGCACGTTGAAATCTTTGTCATCTAAAATGTGTATCGTAAACTCTTCACTTGGTTTCATAATCTCTCCTTTACCCTTTCACAGCTATCACCACCAGACGATAACAAGACCGTCCCCTGGGTTAGACCCATTACTATCCCCGTCTGCAGACCCTCCACCACCAGCTCCTGAGTTCTCGTCCGCGTCATATCCTTTGGTACCAACACCATCTTGACCACCTTGACCGCCTCTTCCAAAAACAGATCCTCCACCGCCTGCTCCATGTGCGTTTATCCCACCTCCTCCTGCTCCCATAGAAAAGAAAGCACGTGTTCCACCAGCACGGCTTCCATCGCTCGGTGCGTCCCAGTCCTCTCCGATAGGCGCCCCGCCTACAGCAGCAGCTCCACCATTCCCTCCTCTTGCTGTTAGTCCCGTCCCACCTGTGTCAAATATTGTATCTTCACCAGCATTACTAGACCCAGCACTAGCTTTGACTCCGACCTGAATAGTATATGTGGTGGAAGGAGTTACAGTATATGGGACGCCAACGCAGTGTTCTCCAGCTCCGCCCCCTCCACCACCAGATCCACCAACAGTAGCCCCCGCTCCCCCTGCACCAATCATTGTCAGGTAAACTTTTGTTATGCCTTCTGGAGACGACCATGTTCCGTCGGACGTGAATACTTCCTTCCCAATGACGCCCCCATTTGTAAGCTGTATCTCTGTTCCTGTAGACTCTCCTCGGTAAAATAGTTCTGTTGTTCCATTAACCTCTTTAGTATAAATAGCTCCTTCATTAGCAATCGTAGAAGGTCCCGACGCCCTCTCTGTAATCTTTAGAACATCAAATGTAGACGTATCAACAGATTCCAACGGAGAGCGTGCGAACTGCCACGTAGACTTTCCGTGGTTCAATCTCACTGCATCAAATATCCCTTCCTGAGCGTTACCGTCAACCATCAGCACCACGTCAAGCTTCGTAGCTGTTGCAGAAAGAGTATGTGTTATGGTCAGAAGCTCCCACCCAGTTGTACCAGTATGGTAGTTAGATTCTGATGTCGTCACTCCGTCGTCAAGCTGAATCCGTGCATTGCTCGCGTCGGTTGCGTACACCAATGCAGCCAGTGTCACATCTTTACCACGCCAATAGCTATTCTCTGATCCGTCAATCGTTGCGAAGATCGTCTGACGCGATGCGCTTCCGTCAGCGTCGGAGGTAATAGAGTAAGCGTTCTCTCCCACACGAACGTCTGCCGTCTCCTGTGCCTCTGTACCACCACCTTCTACAGTCCAGTTGTCCGGTTTGGGAGTGGCGGAAAATAAGTCGAATGCCCCGTTCTCAACAAGGTTCAACGTACTGACATTCTCAGGAGAACTAAGGTTGTCTAAATCCTCATCATACGCCTGGACAGTAACGCCAATGGCAGACACGTCTGTAACGTTCGCCAGATCGTCCTGGATGTTTCGTAGGTCAATACCTTTTAACGTAGTCCCGTCGTCCGTACCGCCCCAATAATGTGTCCATACAATAGCCATTGTTACTCCTATAGTTTAGTCAACGTTGTATGATACCAGTCTCCAAGATAACTGATGTACAACCGATATTGTGCTCCGAAGATAGATAGGACAACCTTTGTCTCCTGTGGCGCGTCAAACGCCGGCGAAGCAGCAGCCGTCACATCAAACTCTATGTTACCGTTATTTATTATGGAGCGCACTTCGTCAGAGAAGTCCTGAAGGTCTAAGCGCTCTTTAGATAAGTCGAAGTCCTGTACCTTAGCCATTATCTTATCTTTGTCCCTTTACCTATGCTCATTGCCTTTACGTTGTAGTCTATCTTTAGCAGCTCCCAACGCTTTGCACACGCAGCATCGCCAGTCTTGTACACCTCGTAACTCGCTCCTGTGAAGTCGTCCGCTGGGGATGTTCCCGTCATAGTGCCCACAGTCGCCGACGTCGCGGAGACGTACGTGAAATCGTAAACAAAGTTTTTGTGTTCCCCGTCTTCTATCCATATCTTCCACCCGTTTGCTGCTGTCATATCTGTCGTCCAGACAGTGCTGGTTCCCGTGACACTCGTACCACCACCAGACCCGGCTATCGTTCCGGTAGAATACCTACAGATTTCGCCAGGCACTCCATTTGTATGTAGGCGGAACCTATACATATTTGAGGTAACTGGTATATTGACATGGTGTCCTAGCACAGCAACGTCACTCCCTAACATTGCCGACGTTCCCAATACTGTGTTCTCACCAAGAAACCGGTCACGCGTGTTATACATCGCTACCTGCGTTCGAGCGTGCCACGTCTTGTCAAAGTCCGTCCGGTCTTCATAATACAGTTTGTACCCACCGACCGGTGTGAAATGTAAGTCGACTGTCTCAGCCTTCTTAAACCTCTCCAACGACTGTCCCAACGGAGGGCTTTCATATTCCTCAACTATCACCTCACCATCATCGTCGTTCACATCAGTAAACATTTTGTGCAACTTTCCTGTGTAATCCGCGCCGACAAGGAACAAACGCCCTATACCATCCTGCGCGATTGTTGCAGATGCGAAGCGCATATTCTGATATGGATAATAGCTGAACGTACGTACGTCTACATTCAGACAAAACTCGTTGGTATCGTCGCCCTTCTTCGTTACGAACAACCGGTAGATTCTACGGATTGTATCGTACACAGCTAGGCTGTTTCCTATCTTCCCTCGGTCCACGTACCCCAATGCAATCTTCGTATCGTTGTTCGGCTTTCTATATTTGTCAGAGATAATCTGCAACGTACTCGTTCCGTTATACGCATAAATGTTTAGGTCATACCCCATGAACAGTACGACCTCTCCGAACTCATCCGTTGCCACTGTCTGTGCTGTGCGTGGAACAACTCCAGAGGTATCAATAACCTTTTTGAACTCCCATACCACTACACCACCAACGAAACTAAGCAGGAACACTCCGGTCTTTGTGGACGCGTACGGCTTACCATTGTACTCAAAGAATCCAGTAATCTCATCATCCCGTCCGCCGGACAGCGTAAAGAACTCTGTGTACGTACCGCCAATCATGCTGTTGGTATCTTCGTAGTAAATACGTAGCGGCTCACCACTCACGTTACCACCTAGAAGGAAACCAGCGGATTCTGTCACGTGCTTAAATCCCGGTGCGCTTGCGCTAAGGATAGACATAGTCCCAGCAGTGCCATCCCAGTAATACGGGGCGCCATGATCTTCAAACGTATGTATCAAATATTTATTGACCAACCCGAAGTACGACTGTACTCGTGTCACACCTGCACGGATTGTCGTCTGCGTGCCTTCTAAATCGTCGAGCGTCCTCACAGCATTCCCCTGATGGGTCACGAGCTTCTGCACTCCCGCGTCATTCCCAAAGTTCACACTCGCATACCCTTGGTCAGTTGAACCAGTTGCATCGGTTATGGAAACATATCCAGGGCGCTTGCGGATTACGGTATCGTCGAACTCTATGTCAATAGCGTTAGGAGACTCAGTGTCTTTAAGGGACGTAATATCTTCGTCATAGTTTACCCCCATGCCACCGAGGTCTTCTAAGTTAACTGTGCTCGTTCTGTTTTGCGGTCCTATCGCCATGCTATCTCCTGTAGCTCACGTCATCGTCACGGTCATATCTACCGCTTCTGATTCCGTCGTCACCTACTCTAAATTGAGAGTTTGTCCTGCGTGATTTATAATTCTTCTTCAAATCTGTCAGTATCTCTTCTTTACGAACACTGAACCCAGTAGCGTTCGGATCGCCCTGCTCTCCTCCTACAATAACTAATCCGTCATATAGAATGAACTCGTGGAACTCCGACGGGAATGCTTTCGGTGAACCCGACGCTGTGTAATCTAGGGAAGCCTCTGAGCTCTCCCCATACACAGACTCTAAAGTCAGTTGGGTGTTACTGTCCACAGACGCGACCTTATACCAAATGGACGATTCTGCTATGCCATTACCATCTACACGGAAATAATCTCCAGCAGACGTATTGGAAGAGAAGAAAGTATCCGTACCTGTTACCGTCGTGGAGGCGTTGGTAACCTCAACTGTGCCAGTACGGTACTCACTCATAGGAGCAAGCTTCTTAATATATTCGTATGGATAGTTGTAAATCGTATTTGGGTATGGATTCACACGAAGCATTTTACTTCCTGTGTTTGCATTAACCCTAGTCTGAATGACGCGTCGTATTGGGTCTTGCCTGCTTGCTACGAAATCTTCGCGAAACATGTCCCGTGGCACTTCCTTAATAACGTCCTGCACACGCCCGTCTGAATACACATAGACAGAGCCGTTCTTAAGGAACCGATCATGGTTCGCTGCTAGATCATATTCGTCTTTGAATATCTCAAAGTTCCTGCCCGTCAAATCATTCGGACCGGAGAGAGCGGGGGAAATTGTCCCAGACGTTGCGCCAACATATTCAAACGTGTAAATGTCCCTGTTACCACTGAACTTTATTCGATACCCGTTCTCCGCTGTCATTGCAGATGTAAAGGTTGTGCCTGTTCCTGCCACTGTCGTCGAACCCACTGTTACAGCAACCGTTCCAGTTTTATATGTAGCGACCGTTGTCAAGGTTGACTCCGTTATAATAGCGTCCCAATCTTCTACCCGTGGCAGAGTGCGTGTATAGGAATCGTTAACGATACCTTTTGCGTAATCGGAATTATTCGGAGAGTCAATGCGACCGAGATTGAGTAATCGTTCGTAGAGCTCAGTGAACGGAATTACTCCTATAAATGTTGATGTTCCTTTAATGACTCCCATATCTGTCTCCTAGTAAAGGCGACGCAAACTCAAGACTCATTAGGCAATGCCCTAGGGCTTGGGTTGGTTATGTTTGACCTTGGTTTGCGCCACCTATATCTTAATTATTGTGCTTAAAAAACTTTCTTTGATAGAATGCTAACTTCTTCTTCTGTTGATCGTCGCTGAGATAGTCGAACTCACCTTCCTTCTCATTGACTTGGATATACTTTTCAGCGTAGTCGATAGCCTTACGCATCTTACGTATTACAGACGTTTCTCTTATCTGACGTACGAGCTTAAAGCCCTCAGATATTGCCTTCGCTATTGCGTTTACTGCCACTATTTAGTCACTCCAGCTCGTAGAGCCCCCATGCCTAAAAACCCAAGAATAGCATTGGCGTATCCTATATACTCTGCTGGAATATACCCCATAGCAAATGCCCCGTTTATAAGGACACCGACGATCATAATAAAATATGTTTTGTACCCTTTTAACATAATAACCTCCTTATGTTTTTATAATGTAATTCCCAGTTTGGGAAGGCTGCAAATTGTTATGCGCTGTCCCACCACCGGTAGATTCTGTTGGAGGATTAGACCCAGGATCGCCAGCATTATCTGACCCCGATATGTATGTCCCAGGAGTTAGCCCATTTCCTTTTATGTCCACTGGATGGTCATGTGCCGGGATTTCAGACACTGACAATGTATGGTCTTCTGCACCAAGCGTTCCACCGATACTGTCTGCCGCGGCGTCCGTTACTCTGTTGGCAGACGCTCCTCCCATATCATCCTTACCGAGAGGTACACGCCCACGTATGTCCGGGACGTTAAACGTAGTAGCCCCATCTCCGACGCCGAACCCTGTGCTTATTGCAGTAAACAAATCAGCGTACGTTGTACGTGAAACAGCCTGACCATAACACAACAGCCAGCCAGCAGGGGCAGCCGCTCCGCCGTATGGAACGTACATCCCTGCTGGTATGCCTGAAAGACTTGCGTATATGAACTTAGCGTTGGAGTGATCGTAGACGAGTGCCTTACCATCATCCGAAGCAGTTGGGGCATCTACTGGAAATCCCTGAATCTTATCTGCGTCAGCGAGACCAGTGGTATTGATGTCGTCCTGAATGTTCTTCAGGTCAATCCCTTTTATGATTGTCCCATCATCCGAAGGACCCCAATTTTTAGTCCATACGATAGCCATACATTACTCCCTGTTGAATAATTTAGCGAAAAAGTTCCCTACAATCTGGAACAATCCCTTTTCCATCTGAGGTTTGAACACTGTGAATGTGGAGATCCCATCTTTATTGACACCATTGTTCAACTCCAAACGTGTCTCTTGGTCGACGACAACCTCATCCGACTTCCATAGAGGAACGTCTACCCCAACACCATACTTCATGCTGTTCTTTTCCGTCGGGTGTCCTACACATTCATTCAACACACTCCCAAGAAATGATTCACATGGGTCTCCCCTATGATTCCTGGAACTCGCTTCTGCTGGCTGGGAACAACCGATAAATACTGCGCACACTATTGCTAACAAAATAAGCTTCTTCATGTCTTCTCCTTATACTGTAAATATTGGTATTAAAACGATTGCTGCCCCAACCATTGTTTCCTCGGCGCGCGCCGAAGATGTTTGATTCCAAACGCCTGCCACGACCGACGTAGATACACAAATCAATATATGTAAAATCCACAAGGTCCAAGCCTGCTGCACTGCGAAAATAGGCAGTGTTGCGAACGCGCACGCTAAACCATAAATGAACCGTTTTTTAATCTTCTCTACTGTAGTGCTTGCCCCGTATCCTAAACTCAATGCCCCAAAGAACAAGGGCGCACAAAGCAAGTACCAAACATTGAAGGATCCTGTCCATAAGCTAAACCCACATATGCCGGTCACATAAATAACCGGGGCGATAAATCGCCGTTTCCATTTGCCCGAGATTCCGCCCATTCCGTATAACATGGCAAATGCCCCCACGAGGAGGATTTTAAGACCGCTTATTAACTGCAATAAATTTTCACTCATCCGTTACTCTTTCTTTGCAACCAAGTTTCATACACGTATGCGGCTTGCACCTGTCCGGGTCTGCCGCTGCCTTATCCATCGCACCTTGCAGTTCGTCGTGAGCTTCTTTCAGAGAGGTCATGAGGTGCATAAGAGTCTGGTAGTTCATCCTTATCCAAAGCTCACCCACCCGAACCTCTATTCAATAGTTCTTTAACGTCATCCTTGATTTCATCCATCGTCTCTTTCATTTGATCGTACTTCAAATCATGCACCTCTCTACTCACATGAGTACCTTCCATATGAGTTTTGTGTTCATCAAACCGAGCGTACATTCTCCTAATTTTTTCATCACAGGACTTCTTCATCTCGTATACCATCTTCCAGCAAAGCCCAACAACAGCCACTATTGTCCCTAGTGCAAGGACGTAGTCGCTCATTCTGTTTCCCGTATCATCACAGCTCTATTGTCCGTACCCTCTCGGTAGAATCAAGAGCCGCTTTAACTTGCGGACGTGTCATTCCGTCAATGTCAATAATCTTACTGTACCTCTTTACAACTGAAGAACTCGTAGCGTCTAAGGTTCCCATTATGTCTGTACCCCCAGTATGTGAACAGTCATATCTCCCGACGACGGAGAAGAAGAACACGAGGCAACCAATCTCCAATATGGGAAATAACTGTCGCAAGTTTGATAATCATTTGTATTGGCTGCAATGCCCCATGTTGCTCCGACATTGAAGCTGTTAGAGAAGTCTGCGTGCATAGAAGCCTGACATTGAAAGGTAACTGTTTGGTTCAACTCGTTCTCAATGATGATGGTCTTAACCACAAACGAACCATTGAAGACAGTGTTGCCTGTATGGTCATTCGTGTCTCTGATCTCCAACGCATCAAAGGTCTTTTCTGTTAATATGCTCATTAAGTTACCCTGTTAATATGCTCATTAAGTTACCCTTTCTCTGTATAACGTCAGATGTTTTACAGTAGGAAGTGGTGTTCCTGAAGCCTTCGCTAATATACGGAAGCTCGTTGTATAACCAACTGGGATGTTAGGACTGTACCGAAAGTTCTTGTTAGCCGTCTCAGCCCAGAACGGAACATTGGTAGCGTTAGACAGCCCAATAGCCGCTAACTCTCCCATCGTAATTCTTATTCTCTCTGTTCCATCAACCTCAATGGTTATCTCAAAGTTGGCGTTAGAACCAGTAACAGCAACGAAGTCCAAGGTCCCTGTTCCTGTAACGCTATGCAGGACAGTATCGGTTGTTACGTTAAGAAGGTCCCCGACAGCGTCGAAGTCCGTCTTCATCTGATACTTGGTAGCAGATTCACTATCACTAATGATAATCTCAGAACCGTCCATGTTACAGTCGAGACGTTCCTTAGCCCCGTCGGTCGTTATTGTAACCGCCCTGTCTCCTGGCTCGTCCCAGATGGACGCGTTGTCTGTTACGTTGTTATCGTCAGCCATCGTTTAGCTTCTCCAATGCCTCCATGAACATATCGTTCTGGGCTACAATGTTAGCGTCGATGTTATCAAGTTTCCGTGCAATCTTATCGAGAAGAGCGATCTGTATGCGCAGACCGTTCCCCTCGACAAG